AATTTTTTTTAAATAATGTTGCTAAAATATTAATATATTTATAAATATCTTTATTTTTTAAATTTTCATGAAAATTGTATAAATTTATATTTTTACTTATATTTTTTAAAATTATTTTTTTTAAATACATTATTATAGACAATAAAATAAAATAATATTTAATAACGTATTAGGATTAGGATTTATCTTTTGTTCTTATATTTTATTCTTATCTTTTATCAAATACCATTTATATCTAAACTCTAAAAAACAATCTGGATTAAATATGGGTGATGATGTAATGAAGTTTAATCCTAATAGAGATTTCACAGATAATGAATTATGGAAAGATGGATTTTCAGCAATAAATATGCAGTCTGAAAGATATTCTCCATTTACTTATAATCCATGTAGTTGAAATCATTTTCACATATCGAAATGAGGATTATTATGTTCACATATCGAAATGAGGATTATTATGTTACATTTATTAAAGAATTTTACTTTTATTTTTAATCCTCATATAAAACTGGATAAAAGTAAGATTGAGCTAAATAGAGCTACATTAATGCCACGAAATCCTTTAATTAAAATAGCGACAAATGGTTTATATAGTACATTAATACCAAGATTTAATAGTAAATTGTAATAATAACAATGTTTGTATAATAACAATGTTTGATAATTTTGTATTATATAGTATTTAAAATAATATTCATATATAAATAAGTAAGTTTAAATACTATATTAATGAAAACATTGCGAATTAGTAATAAAAATTATTGTAATTTATTTTTTAAAATAAAAAATGAATATATAGGTGAAACAAAAATATATTTTAATAAAAAAGAATTATGTGGATATATTTCAAATATAGAAGTATATTCTAAATTTAGAAAAAAAGGCTATGGTTCAATAATATTAAATAAATCTGAATATTTATTAAAAAATGATTATAATGTAAATATAATCAAATTATTAGCATGGCAAAAATCTAATGAAAATTTAGTTGATTTTTATAAAAAAAATAATTATCTAATTGAAAATAATATTTTTAATATATACGATGATGGTCAAGATATATATGATTTGATACCTATGATTAAACAAAATAATATTTTATAAATATTGATATTTATTTTATAAAATTTGATTAAAATAAATATCGACATTTATATATTAAAATATAGTTTAAAATGATTAAAAAATGTATTAAAAACATAAAATGTATTAACATAAAAAATATAAAATTTATAAAAACAACAAAAAATATTATAAATAGAGGTAAAGGTGCTGGTGGTTCTAATACTAATAAAAATGGACTATCATATGAAGAAATAACTGATTTGAATGATTCTTTTATGGTATTAAAAAAAGGACCTTACTCAAAAACAATTCAATTTAATGAAAGTGATAAAAAATTTACCAGAACACAACAATCTAAATTTTTTAAATATACCAATAAAAAGGGATATTTAAAAAATGATATAGAAAAAGCTCATGGTTGTAAAAATCCAGATGAATGTTATATAGATGAAGTTAATAAAAATATATTTATTATAGAAAAAAAATTTCAACAGTGTTCTGGTTCTGTATGTGAAAAAATACAAACCTCTCATTTTAAACAGTGGCAATATCAAAGATCATTTCCTAGTTTTAAAATAGTTTATATTTATTGTTTGTCACATTGGTTTAAAGATAATTGCAAAGCCGAATTAGAATATCTAAAAGATAATATTAGTGTTTTCTGGGGAAATGATTCTAAATATAAAAAAAATATTATAAATTTTATAATTAATTATAAATAATTAATTATATATAATTATTTCAGTTGTTGTCGAACCTGGGTTTTTAGAATTAATAGCTCTCCGTGCTATTATATCTTCGCATTTAAAATCTTTAAAAGTATTAGTTACTAAATCTACTTTAGCATTGCTCATTACGAATTTTACACCATCCAAATTCTTTATTTTGTTAAATAACAATTTATGTTCTTCCAAATTAAAACCATTGTGTAAATAACCTACAAATGATTTTGCGTTTTCTGGAGCATATGGTGGGTCGAGATATACGAAATCCTTTTTTTTTATATTTTTAATAGAATCTTTAAAAGACATCATATAAAAATTTACATTTTGTATTAATTGACTTATTTTATTAATTGTAATTTCATTAAAAATAGTAGGTATAGTTTCCCTATCTTTTAAACCATATGGTATATTAAAACCAGATTTACCTTCCCTATACATGCCACGAAAACCTGTTTTGTTTAGAAATATAAAGTAACTTGCAGATTGTAATGTATCTTTAGATTCATTGTTAAATTTATCTCTAATCCAATAATAATAATGTTCTCTTGTTTTTTTACAAGTTGAATCATTTATTTGACTAGGTTTTCCACGCTGACCTTCTGAATTAATTTTAATATCTATAAATACTTTTTTTAAAATATTTAATTCTTTTATCAACTCTAATGGTACATTTTTTATTTGATTAAATGTATTTATTAATCCTTTATTTAAATCATATGCATTTATTGTATTGTTGATAGTTATTTTTCCCATTTTTTGTAATGATAGTACTGATAATAAAACACTACCTCCTCCTAAAAATAACTCATGATAGTTTTCTATTTTTATAGGGAATTTGCTCAATAAACTTGTTATCATTTGCGTTTTGCCGCCTACCCATTTCAAAAAAGGCTTTTGTAATTTGGATTTATTTGTTTCAATAAAACTTATTGGGACCTTTTTCGATTGCTTTTTAAAGATTATTTTAGTTTTTTTATTGAACATTACATTCATATTTTTTAAATATATAATTAAAATATATTTAAAAATCAAATTTATTTTACACACGTACAATAATATAGATTTTATAAAATATAGATTTTATTGTTGAAAAAAAATACTTGAAAAAAAATTATTATTATTAATATTAATAACCAGTTTTTTAAATAATATCAAATGTATCGTCAATAAATGTTTTTGAATCACACAAAGTATTTAAAAATTCAGTCTTTTCTGTAATATTTTCGGGAATTTCTTCAATATCATTTTGTTGTTCTTCGTCATTAATTTCTCTATATAATTCTAGATATTTTTCTTCATCAAACAATAATTCTACACTTCCAGTTCCAATAGGAACTTCTTGACCCAACATGATATTTGCCGATACACCTAATACATTATCTAATTCACCAAATATTGCTGCTCTTGCAATTATATCCGGAGTTTCTTCAAATGAACATTTAGCAAGAGGTCCAATATCACTTTTGTTAATACCGTGACGGTCAATTGACATTAAGGTACCTTTATTGGTAATTACATCGGCTAGAAGACCCAAATGTCTTGAATTTACATATGATGATGATTGTTCAAAAATATCAGTTATTTCATTTACTAAAACTTGTCGTGCGGCTTCTATTCCCAAAACATTATTTATTTCATGTATATCATTTGATAGTGTTCTTTCACAATCAATACTAGGATGTTTGAAAATATTTAATAAATTAGAACCTTCCGTTTCTATAACCCATTCAGGAGTATTTTCAAATGAATTTGTTTCATATGAAAATTTATTTATATCTTTAATTTTTTCCATTGATGCACTTTTAATACCTTTTATTCCTGTTAATACTATATCATTTAAAATCGTACGTTCAAGTGCTCTCAAAATACAAATAGTATCTTCTTCTGGACAACTTTCAGTTTTTTCTGAAAGTTTATTTATACAACTGATTCTTACAACTAAATTTGAAGCATTATCATCTGAATATATACAAGATATATCATCCTCTATATTTGATTCACTTGAATTGGTATTAAATTTCGAAATTATTGCATAATAAATATCATTCATTTTAATACATTTATCTACCAATTTTTTTCTATCAAATTCTATTCTTAAAACCCATGGATTAACAGAACAATTTTTACCCAATGGGTCCAAACTTTCAAATTCTTTATACATTTCTAATAGATTTGCGTCAATCGAATTTGATGCACTTATCTCATCATCTGTTGGTTCGAAATATATTTTAGAACCTAGAGCAAGTTGTTTTATTGTTGTAATAGAAATTTCATTTATAATTTTTGAAGCTTTTTCTTTATTTCTTGAAAATTCTTCTTTAAGATATATTGTTAAATATGGACTTTTAACATTTTTTGTTGTACTTAATAATTCTTTAAATCTAGGAAGACCTCTTGTTACTTGTGATTTGGACGATACTCCAGCAAAGTGAAATGTATTAAGAGTCATTTGGGTAGATGGCTCACCAATAGATTGAGCAGAAATAATTCCTACTAAATCACCCGGCTGTGCAATAGAATTAAAGAATTGTTGTGTTATAGTTCCAATTATATATTCAAAAGCTGTTCTTGTAATTGAATATTTTTTAATAAGTTCGTTGGGTGATAAATAACAATGTATAAGCATCATAAATAATCTGTTTTCTGAAAACATATTATCAGTTAGAGTTAATTTTTGCTCAAGTTCATCTAATTTATTTAAGATAAATATTGGGTCCAAATCGGTTTTTCCTTTATTTTTAATTAATAATTTATAAGTATTATGAACAAGTCGTTTCAAATTTATAGGATAATAAACTGTTCCACCATTTGCTAATTTACAATTAAATACATTTTCTACTAACTCTTTTTTATCATCAAGTAGTCTTTTAAAATAAGTATTAAATTTGGATTCCACATAATCTTTATCTAAAGCATTCATTTTTTCAAGTGAATCTTCTTTTATATAATTTCCCCAATTATCATCTAACGATAATTTATATTTTTTTACAATATCTAAATAATCCATTGTTAGTGTTGGAATATACTGTTTTTCAATTTTTGTTGGATCTATTCCATCCTCCCCATATAAAAATTGTACAATATTACCATTTGCATTTCTTACACTGTAATCAAAACATACACGTATATCTTCCATGCCCTTAACCAACTTTCTCTGAATATAACCTGTTTCACTCGTTTTAACTGCCGTATCAATTAAACCTTCACGACCACCCATAGCGTGGAAAAAGAATTCAGTTGGTGTTAAACCTCTTACAAAACTATTTTCTACAAATCCTCTTGCTGCCGCACCATCATCATATTTATGAAAATGTGGTAATGTCCTATCAGTAAAACCATATGGAATACGTTTTCCATCTACTGATTGTTGCCCAACACATGCAATCATTTGACCTATATTTAATTTTGAACCTTTTGAACCCGAATTTACAATATTAGTCATTCTGTTATGAGAATCAAGATATCTACATCCTTCATTACCCGATTCACCAGCAGCCTGATTTAAATGCTGTCTTACTTGGGCTTCAAATTCTTCTGAATTATCTTTACCTGTATTATTACTTAAAATTCCTTTATGAACCTGTTCTATAATTTCTATTACATTTTTCTTTTTATCTTCTATTATTTTAATCATTTTTTTATCGGATTCATCATCTGGAATTAAATCACCCAATCCTACACTAAATCCAGACATTAACATCCAATTTGTAATCAAATTTTGCGCATCATCTAAAAATTGCATTGCTCTATCTTGTCCATATTGATTATATATGATATGTACTAGACCACCTTCTTTCGTTCCCAAAATACTTTTATCAAGAACACCATGTTCTATTTTACCACTATTAATTTTTACTTTGTTCATAATATTAGAATTTAAATTATATGACATATTATTTTTTTCAAGATTAATATTGGGAATTACAAGAGAAAATATAGTTCGCCCGGACCATAAATCTTGCTTGACTGTATATTTATATTTTGGAAACCATCCTGGATAATCTTCTACTGGTAAATCAGCTGAAATATCTGGTTCTGGAAATACTCCATTAAAACTAGGAACCCAGGCTAAAAGATCAATAACTTCAGACCTTGTTAAATAATTATCGTATCTAGTAAATAAATAGGACCCAATTATAGAATCCTGAACCAATGCTATAATTGGTCTGTTTTGTGCCGGAGTTATAATTTGAGTTTCTACTGAAGCCAATTTTTTTATTTCTATAGCCGTTTGAAGAGATTGTGGAACGTGCATATTCATCTCATCTCCATCAAAATCAGCATTATAAGGAGTAGTCACACTAACATTTAATCTAAAAGTTTTATATGGTAATACTTTAATGGAGTGTGCCATCATACTCATTCTGTGCAATGATGGTTGCCTATTAAATAATACAGCATCGCCATCAATAAGATGTCTATTTATTATATCACCAATATTAATTTCATAATTATTAGTATCAATAACCTTTAAAGATAAAACTTTTCCATCACTAATTCTTTTTATCGATTTGGCTCCTGGATATTTATTATAACCATTTTTTATTATTGTTCTCATTTTATTAATATTATATTTAGTAACTATTTCTGGATATGTTAAATTTTGTGCTATTTCCACAGGAACACCTAATTCATTTATACTAATATTTGGGTCAGGCGTGATTACACTTCTTGCTGAATAATCAACTCTCTTACCCATTAGATTTCCTCTTACCCTACCCTCTTTTGATTTTAATCGTTCCTTAATTGATTTTAAAGCTCTTCCAGACCTTTGCTGTGCTGGTGGAATTCCAGGCAAAGTATTATCTACAAATGTGGCTATATGATATTGTAATAATTGATACCATTCATCTAATACTTTTTTAGTAGCTCCATTTTGAATTTTATTTTTAAGTGTTCTATTTGTTTTAACAATATCACATAATTTATGTGTTAAATCATCTTCCATTCTACTGTTATTATCCGATCGTACAGATGGTCTAACACTAGGTGGTGGGACACCGAAAACAGAACAAATTAACCAATCTGGTCTACAAAATTTTCTACTAAATCCCATCATTTCACATTCCTCATTGCTTATTCTTCTTAGTATTTTATGAACATATTTCGCATCCCAATACATTATCGTTTTTTTATTACTGGAATTTTGTGAAGCTAATTTCCATTCTACAATTATTTTACCTATACCATTATTATCTTTTTTAATAGTATCTTGTTGCTTTGCCCCACAACCATTTTTATTCTTTTCTCCACATCTTTTAATTTTACTACATAAACTTACAATTGATGTAAATCTTTTTAAACCCCTTTTTCTAGTAATTATTTTTTTTACTTCCTCTGAATCTGTATCTAAAAGTAACTTTGAACATTTCCAACAAACACATTTCAACGACTGAATTACAAATTTTAAATATTGTATATGAAAAACAGGGGTAGCAAGCTCTATATGTCCAAAATATCCGGGACAATGTCTATTATCAAGATGGTCGGTTGGACATTTTTTACCATGGTCCAATACTCCCATCCTTGGATCAAATAAACCACCTACTTTTGGCTTATCACCCTCATATGTTTCCTGAGTATAAATTTCAGCTACCGATCTTCTCCTTATTTCATCTGGAGATAAAATAGAGAATTGAACTCCTGTCACGGTATCAATATTTGAATTGTAAGCTAATTCTTGGAAAATTGACATTAATACTTATATTATATGGATTTATTTTTTTAAATATAAATTAATTTATATTAAATATCAAATTTAATTAAATTTGATATTAATTTCTTTTAATAATTTTTAAAAATAAAAAAAAAAATTAATATGGATAATAATAATCAACCTAAAGAATATTTCACACGATCAAAAGCTATAAATAAAGGCTCTGTAAATGAATCCATGAATGCTGTAAATGAATCTATTAAACCTGAAAATTGTAAAAAATATCACAAAATAACCAATTTTAAAAATAAACAAATTGAAAATAAACAAATTGAAAATAAACAAATTGAAAATAAACAAATTGAAAATAAACAAATTGAAAAGAAACAAATTGAAAAGAAACAAATTGAAAATAAACAAATTGAAAAGAAAAATGAGCTTAAAACAAAATCTAAAATATCGATAAATAGTAACGCTACTAATATTTTAACAGCTCTTGTTCTTGATAAAGCATTAACTCATTTAAATTTATTATATTCTAAAAACGATGAAGAAAGTGATGAAGAAAGTGATGAAGATTATAAACCAATAAAAGGACTTCCGGAAGAAATTATTTATATGGAAAATGAAGAAAAATATATTAGAAGTTTAAATAAAAAAAGAAGAAATTTAATTTTAAAAAAAGAAAAAGAAATTATCAATTTTCATAAACAAAAAAAACCTCAAAGATTTAAAATTTTAGAATCCAATTTAAATATTTCTACTAAATCAAATATTATTAAAAATTTAGATAGGCTCTATACAATGGAACCTAATGATAATGAATATCATAAACTATCACAATGGTCTGAAAATTTAGATAAAATTCCTTTTGATAAATTTTCAAAAGCTAAAGTTAAAATCACTTCATCTTCCAAAAATATTATCAATCATCTCAAAAATATGAAACATATTATGAATAAAGCTGTATTTGGACATGAAAAAGCTAAAAATCAAATTATTCAAATTATTGCTCAACAAATTACTAATCCTACTTGTTCTGGTAATTGTATTGCAATACAAGGACCACCTGGTAATGGTAAAACTACATTAATTCGTGAAGGTATTTGTAAAAGTATTAATCGACCTTTCGCATCAATTCCCCTAGGTGGAATGCAAAATAGTGACTTTCTTATTGGACATGATTATACTTATGAGGGTTCTAAACCAGGAAGAATTGTTGAAATATTAATGGAATGTGGTAAAATGGATCCAGTTTTCTATTTCGATGAATTAGATAAATTAAGTAATAGTCCAAAAGGACAAGAAATATCTAATCTATTATGTCATCTAACCGATTTATCACAAAATAAAGAATTTCATGATAAATATTTTTCTGGAATAGATTTTGATCTTTCCAAGGCTATATTTATATTCTCATATAACGACGAATCATTAATTAATCCTATTTTACTTGATAGAATGATTAAAATTAATACAGTTGGATTTAAATCTAATGATAAAGTTATTATATCTGAAAAATATCTTATACCTTCTGTATGTAAATCCATTAATTTTCCAAAAGAACAAATTATATTTACCAATGATATACTTAAATACATTATTGACAATAAAACACAAAAAGAAGCTGGTGTCAGAAACCTTCGAAGATGTTTTGAAACTATTATTTCAAAAATAAATGTTCTTAAATTGGTTAATGGTTTTACGAACCACACTAATAAGAAAAATAAAAAAAATAATAAGAAAAATAATAAGAAAAATAATAAGAAAAATAAGAAAAATATTACAATTAATATTAAAAATAAAAATAAAAATAATAAATCATTAGATAATGATATTGTCTCATTTAATATTGAAAATTTTAAATTACCTATTAAATTAACTACTAATATTGTACATAAATTATTAAATCAAAAATCTAATGATCAGACTTCTAAATTAATGATGTATATTTAAAATAAATAAAATAATGGAGGTTGATTTTTTCTCCATTTTTTTACAATATTTATTAATGTCACTAATTAATACAATAAGATTCATATAATATATATTATTTAAAATTTGATATTTAAAATTTGATTTTATTATTTTTTAAAAACATTCATTTATCAAATAATGATTAATCTAAATACTAATTTGAAAAAATTTAATAAAAATTTTATTAATTCTATAACTAAAATACAAAAAAAATATAAAATATATTTTAAAACACTATTTATTCCACCATATTTAAAACTTAACAATTTTCCAACAAATTTTATTGAAAAAAATATATATAAATTCCTCGATGAAACCGATAAACTACATGTTATTAATGAAAATATTAATGAAAATATATTATTTGAAAAAAAAATATTAGATAAATATAATAATTTATCTAATTATCACAATGTTGGCGCAACAAAACTTCTATATGAAGATATCATTTATTTAATGAAATATAATATAAATAAAAATTACATCAATTTATTAAGAAAACTCGGATTAATTTTATCC